ATCTTCAATACCATCAGTAGTGGTATTACAGTTGGTAATCTAGTTGCACTAACATATGAAAAATATAAAAAGAGTAAGAATGTACGAAAGAATGACTTCGGTGTGGACGAAGATTTTAACAAGCAGGTTTATTATGAAATGCCAGTCATGGTATTGGATGGCAGAGAGCATATGCTTATTGATATTTCGGATATTGAATTAAAAATTGATGAGTTTGAATATGTGGATTTTAATCCTGAATTAATTAAATAAAATATGATTACAAATAAAAATAAATTACTTGAATTAAATAATGTTTTAAATCAATTTAAAACTACTGGAAACGCTAAATTTAAATATGCCTTTGAAAAGAATATTAGATATTTAAAATCAGAAATAGATAAAATCAATATAGAGATTGAAGAAATTAATAATATTATAAAAGATTTCTCAGAAGAAAGAAATGAGATTATTAAAAAATATGGAACCAAAAAAGATGAATTGATTTCAATAGATAGCGATAGTGATAATTACGAAATTGCGACAACCGAACTTAATAAATTATCTGAAAAATATAAAGAGCAATTAGACTTATATAATTCAGAATTGTCTAAATATCAAGAATCATTAAATGATAAAGTAACTATTGATATTAAATTTCATGAAATTTTATTAGAGAATATTCCAGATGAATTCAATCATGATAGTATTCTTATGGATTTTGAAATTTTAAATTAATAACATAAAGGGCTGGTCGGTTTATTCTTGTCAGCCCTAAACCATATAATATAACATATGAAAGAATATAATTGTCCAGATTGTCAACGAGATGATAGTTGTAATGACTGTCAACGAGTTATACAAATGAATAAAATAACTAAAGTAGTTACCGAATATGGAAAGTTTATATATAATAACAACTCAACAGTAGTGCCTGAGTATTGTAAAAGGTGTTCTAATCATCCAATAAATGGTGGTAGCGGAATATGTCATTGTACTTTAGGAACTGAAACAGCATATTAAGATGAAATTATTTAAACGTACCGATTATAAATTGATGGTTGAACCAATAGTATTTTCTATAAAAGCCTTTAAACGGCTTGACCAAAGAGATAGAACTGTTGGTAAAACGCAGTTAGAAAAGGAGTTAGCGTTTATATACTTTGTATATGATCCAAGAAGTGATTTGCAATTTATAGTAGATGAACAGGAAAGAATTGAAAGGGTTAAAGAGCTTATTGGATTTGATAGTAAGTTTAAGATAGATAGTGATTTACAAAAAGCTATAGATGTCTATATCTCCATGACAGAAACATCATCCTCATTGCTACTTAAAGATATAAAGGTTGGTGTTGATAAGCTTAGAGACTATTTAAGAAGTGCGGAGGTTGATTCAGAAAGCTTTGATAAGTATACTAGAGCATTAAAGGAGCTTATACCGCTATCACAGAAGATTGTAGAGGCTGAAAGAACGGTTGTTAAGGAGATTGAGGATTTGAGTGAAATGCGTGGAAATCGTCAGCAATCACTATTAGATGGCGGGTTTGATAATTTACTTAAATAATTATGATTGAAGTAAATAAATTTCAAACGCAACTTACAGATGAATATATGAACTCTTTAAAAGAAGAATGTAGAGCTGACTTGTTGGACATGATTAATAATGTTGAGTTCATTCAACGACTAATATCTCCAAATAGGAAATATGCGAAAGACTTAGAAAGAGATTCATCTGGTAAGATAAAGGTAGATTTGGTAAATCCGCATATATTAACAAACACTGACTATTTTAGACAGGCTGCAATACATTTTCAAAAGCATGGTTGTTATACTAAATTAATGCCTAATCCAAATCCTCAATCAGAATATGGGCAATGGCTTAAACGCGAGGTAATGCGCTGTTGGAATGGGATGGTTAGGGAATCTGACGGCGAGTGAATAACTGGAGATATGTACTTTTATTTAAATTACTTTCCAATTATTCAAACCAAGATTAAGAAAGGCTCTAAGGTTGGTGAACGCGTTATCGACTTCCCAGAAATGTGGGAGGGTGTTTATTGGAGATTTCATTACTGGCACCAAGCTAGATATGGTGGAATGTATGACGATTTTGTTGGTGGAAAACACTGCATTGAGATAGCAAGTCGAGGACGAAGCAAGTCGTATTCGTTTGGTGCTAAACTAACTAAAAACTTTGTTCTTGGAGAAAATGAGTTGAATAGACGCAATGTAAAGTCACTAGTTGCGGCTTATCAGAAAGAATATCTTATTAAGGATGGTACACTCAATAAATTTATTGATGGCATAACACATTGTGCTAAATATACACAATTTCCATCCGCTAGATTAAAGGCATCCATGTCAGACCTAAACTGAAAAGCTGGGTTTATAGATGCCGATACACAACTTGAAGCTGGAACTCTCAACGAAGTTCTTGGTGTTGCCGTAAAAGATGATAGTGACAAATTGAGGGGCAAGAGGAGTTCGTGGCTTGGATTTGAGGAGTTTGCAGCTTTCGCTAAATTCCTTGAGACATGGCAAACTTGTATGCCAAACGTTCAGGAGGGTGACATTTCATTTGGTCAGATGTCAGGGATTGGCACTGGGGGCTCAAGCGGAAATGACTTCATGGGCGCGCTTGAAATGCTAAATTATCCTGATGGATATAGAGTTTACTCATTACCAAATTACTGGGATAAGGGTGCACAAGGAAAGAAGAGGACTGTATTTTTCTATCCAGGATATGTGAATTCCAAGGGGTATTATAATGAAGATGGCGTATCTGATGTTATTGGGGCGCTAATTTCTGAGATTGAATATAGAATTAATCTTAAATACAACTCGTCCGATCCTCTTCAATTAACTAGACGTAAAGCCGAGACAGCCTTTACCATTCAGGATGCTATAATGAAGCGTGATGGTTCATTATATCCAACAGACAAACTAAACGATGTAATCAATGAAATTAATCTTAATCCAAAATATACGGATGATATGTGGATTGGCAGATTGAGTTTATCAAAAAGTGGTGAAGTTGAATATAAGCCTGACAATGATTTAAAATATATAACAGAGTTTCCACATAAAGACAATAAAATTGAGGGCGCTATATGTATTAAACACATGCCAGTCAAGAGCAGTTCTGGTACAGTTCCATGAGGTAGATATATAGCTGGGGCAGATGTTTATGACGATGACTCTTCGGACACATTATCATTATTCAGTTTATTTATCCACGACCTATGAACCGATGAACTAGTGTTTGAATACACTGGAAGACCTATGTTTGCGGATGATGCATACGAAAATGCTAGACTGGCATTACTTATGTATAACGCAGAGTGTAATTATGAAAATAATAAGAAGGGTTTTTTTTCTTATATGTCAAAACATAATTGCTTGTATCTTTTATCAGATACGCTAGATTATTTAAAAGATAAAGAGATTGTAAAGAAAAATACATTTGGAAATAATTCAAAGGGGACTGGAAACTATGGTGCTGTTGGTGGATACGGAAGGAGATGTTATAGAGACTATCTACTACGCTCAACCCCACAAATAAATTTAAAAGAAATTGACGGGCAGACTGTAGAGGAAGTAATTAATGTGTTTAACTATCAAAAAATTTGGTCTAAAGGATTATTGCAGGAAACCGCGACGTGAACTCCAGATGGAAACTACGATAGGCATGATGCAATAATTATGCTTATGCTTCTTAGAGAAGATAAATTAAGACTACTTGGTGATACCTCTGCTAGAGATGCAGGGCAAAATAGAGATGTTGGATATCTTGGAAAGGATGAATTCTTTGAAAAGAACTACCGAAAGAACGATTTTAATTCAACAAAATCTAAATTAAAATTCCAATAAATTAAAATATAGTGTCTATTACTTTTTTGGTAGTAGGCACTTTTTTGTTTTGTAAATCCAAATATTAATTGTACATTTGCATAAATTTATAAATTGTTGCAAAAATGTTAACAAAAATACAATATATATGGCTACACAGGTAAGTTCATTTCCAAGGCAAAAATTATCTTTTGCGGCTAAAAATAAAGAATGGCGCAAATTACATTGCGACTGATCCGATAAAAAAATCTACTACAGTGATAGTCCACTTCGTAAATCATTCATTCGCAAGAGAATAAACTACAATCTTGTTAATGGCATTCTGGATTTGAATGATATGTCATTAATTCTAAACCCGGATAACGTAGATGCTAGTTATGTTCCAGAAAATATACAGCATTATCCGGTAATGAAATCAAAATTAAATCTGCTTGCTGGAGAGGAAAGAAAGCGCAGGTTTGATTGGCATTTAATTATAACAAATCCAAATGCAGTATCTGAAATAGAGGAGAATAAAAAGAATGAGTTATTTGTTGGATTGCAAAGCGCTATACAGGCAGATCATCCAGATGAGGATTCTTTTAATGCAGAGATAGACAAACTATCATACTACTTTAATTATGAATGGCAAGATGCTCGTGAAGAGCGTGGAAATTTAATTCTCAACCACTACATCAAGGAACTTGCAATTAAGGATAAATTCAACGATGGATTTATGGACGCCATGATTGTTGGGGAAGAAATATATCAATGCGATATAGTTGGCGGAGAACCTACATTTGAAAGAATTAATCCATTGAAATGTCATACATTTAAAAGTGGGTTGTCAAACAGAATTGAAGATGCTGATATTCTTACATATATAGATTTTTGAAGTCCAGGAAGAATTATAGATACATTCTATGATGTTCTAACTGAATCAGATTGCGAATATCTTGAAAACCTACCACAAGTTTATTCTGGTGACAATATGTCAAATATTGATGAAAGAAACGCTTTTATTAATATAAACGAAATTAATGGATATGAAGGTGGGTATGAATCAGTAATAGATAATTACTCTATATTTGCGCAAACCACAGGAGCTGCTGCAACTACAAACTACTTTGATAACAATGGAAATATTCGTGTTATTAGAACTTATTGAAAGTCCAAGAGAAAGATTAAGAAAGTAAAATCATATAATCCAGAGACCGGAGAAGAAGAGTTTGATTTTTATCCAGAAACATATAATATAGATAAAGACCTAGGTCAAGAAGAGGAGATATTTTGGATTAACGAAGCCTGGGAGGGAACTAAGATTGGAAAAGAAATTTATGTTAATATGCGACCAAGGGTTGTGCAATATAATAGACTGTCTAATCCATCGAGATGCCATTTTGGTTTTGTTGGATCTATATACAATATAAACGATTCTAAGCCATTTTCTTTAGTAGACGTAATGAAGCCCTACCAATATCTATACAACGCTCTACATGACCGTTTAAATAAGGCTATAGCCGCCAACTGAGGGAAGATGCTTAAATTGGATTTGGCTATGGTTCCAAAGGGGTGGGAAGTTGATAAATGGTTGTATTATGCAAAAGTGAATCACATAGCAGTTATTGATAGTTTTAAGGAAGGGAATATTGGTGCGGCTACTGGTAAATTATCCGGGATGATGCAACAATCTTCTGGCGTACTGGATTTAGAACAGGGAAATTACATCCAACAACATATCAATCTTCTGGAGTTTGTGAAAATGGAGATGGGCGAAGCTGCTGGAATCTCGAAGCAAAGAGAAGGGCAGGTGTCATCTTCCGAGACTGTTGGTGGTGTGGAACGTTCTAATCTACAATCAAGCCATATTACTGAATGACTGTTCGCTAAACATGATGACGTTAAAAAAAGAGCCCTTGAATGTTTTTTGGAAACTTCTAAAGCTGCATTAAAAGGTGGTTCTAAAAAGTTCCAATATATACTCACTGATGGAGCCTCTAAAATAGCTGATATTGATGGAGATGAATTTGCTGAATGCGACTATGGATTGGTCCTTGATAATAGCAATGAATCTCAGAGATTAGAGGAGGGTTTATTGCAATTGGCTCATGCAGCTATGCAAAATCAAATGATGTCTTTTGGTGCGATGATGAAAGTATTATCTTCTCCGTCTATGGCCGAAGTTCATAGGATTATAGAAAAGGATGAAAAAGACATGAATGAGCGCAAGTTCAAAGAAGCTCAGGATAATATGAAAATGCAACAAGTTGAAATTCAATACAAAAAAGATATCGAGCAACAAAAAATTCAACTAGAAGATACGTTAAATCAACGTGATAATGAAACCAGAATTCTTATTGCTGAAATGTCAAATCAAGTTGAATTACCAGAAGATACATCCAGGGAAGATTTAGCTTTAAAGATTAAAAAACTTGATGAAGAGATGGCGCTCAAAAAAGCACAGCATCAACATAAAGTTAAACAGGATGAAGCTCAGAATCAACTTAAAGAAAAAGAGATTGAAATTAAAAAGATCCAAAAGTTCAAGGTTTTAAAATAATATTAAGTCCAGCATCTTTGATTGGTTGCTGGAATACTAATTTTAAAAAATAAAAAAATGATAAGCAAATCATCATACTCAGGAGCAAGTATAACTATATCAATAGTTATTAATGACGACGTAGATCTTAATAATGGATTTGACATGAAAGTATATTTGGGTGGTACACTTATTGGAAGTTTACTCGATAACACTCCACCTATAAATGTTTCTGGAATATATTATGATATAAAATTATCTGGAAGCGATACAATACTTCACAGTGGATATAAAGATATATCTATTGTTTTAATAGATGATAATGGCATAGGTGTAAAGAAGGCATTAATTGGTGGAGTAGAATTCAACAGATTGCCATTTAAATTTACATCTAATTCAAAAAGCAATACAAGAGATTTAATTTTAGAATTAAAAAACATAGATCTATTGTAATAAAATAAAAAAAATGAAAAATATATCAATTAAACAAGGAGAAAGTCTAACCATTGGTTTTAAATTTAACGATAGCTATGATGAATCAAGAATAATTGATATGCTATTATACGTTGATGGAACTTTAATTGGATCTAAATCTGAAAATACACTTCAAAAAACTACATATTATACCGCTAAAATGTCAAGCGATGATACATTTGTTATGAATGGATATCGAGACTTGATATTAGTATTAGATGATTCAATACTTGGTATAAAAAAATTTATAATAGCTGGAATAATATTTGATAGGCTTAGTGATAGGTTTCATGAAGATATCAAAGCGGATGGATTTTACGATTTATTACTTAATTTATCAATAGACGAACATACACTAACCGAAGAGTCGTCTTTAATAGATGTTATTATCGGGGGGTCTCCAAGCATGACATCCAGGGAGTTTTCTAGATGGCATCCTGACGGAGTTATATTTTCGTATGGAACAGTAGATTCTACTATTGAAGATGTCGTTACAATCAATCAAATATTATCGTATACTGGAGGATATATATATATTCATAAATGATCTATTCCAAAACCAATAACTACAATACCATATATACCAAAACTTCCACCAATATCAATAATAGACCCAACATTAGAGTATCCAATATTTGTGTTGGGAGAATTTTCAATAAGATATATTGGATCATCTAGAAAAAAATATATTGCAAACTCTGTAAATGCAAAAACAATAACATATTCATTAGATTTAGACTCAATATCTGCCGGAAATACAATAAATATATATACTGGGGAAGTCACATGGAATAGTACATGATTAGGAGACTCTGTAATAACTGCAATTGCTACAGGATTAACAGATACATTATCATCAACACATACAGTAAGTACGATTGAATTCGATGAAGACAATCCAATATATGATTATGTAGATTATATAGAACAAGATATAACTCCAACATACAGAAAGGTTCAAGTGTTTGCAAATGATATAATATTAGATAATGATAATTTATATTATATAATGCTTAAATTTCCAATAAACGAACAAGATAATATTGGAACTGTTGTAATATCAAATGAGTATTATAGAGAAGAAATATATGAGGGATATTATAATATATTAATGGGCGTTTTAAATAGTGTTAAAAATAATAGAGTTCTTTGTATGGAGTGAGGTAGTGGTGGTCCACCAAAACCAAAACCAGTAAAACCAACAATATATACAAGATCATTTGAGACTGCCAGGGCGTGTCAATATGAAACCGGAACAACACATAATACTGGTATTATTAGAATATGATATAAAATACAAAAATCAGATGGCGTAAATGAAGATGGTTCAATAAAATGAATTGATATGGTTTTTACAGATACTGGATACAAAGAACCATGATATGAAGATTCGGAAAATCATTCTGAATGTCCACCATATTCAATTCCACCAGCTCCATATAGAGCTGGACAATATGTTGGAGCAACTCTTGATATTAATAAAATTGTAGATTTTGATACACTTCCTAGTAGCTCAATGGATTTTGATACACTGACTGCGAGTGGAAGAAATTTTTTATATTTATCAATTCCAGTTGGTAAAACTTTTAGAGTGTTGAATGGCGGTGACGTTATTACATCTAAGTTTTCTAATACTGGAATAGCAGATAATAGAGATGGATTTCAAAACAATATTATTTGACAACAAAATCCAGCTTTTGGTACTAGCCTTAGTTGTATTTATACAATAACAATAAATATTTAATTATGGCAGTAAATGTAAGCAATTCAAGAAATGCTCTAATAGCTTCTCCGTTAGATACAAAACTAGTAAATTACTATATTGATGAATATTCTGGTGATTATATAATTGAAACAATATCTGACTATTTAACAAGGGTTGAATTTGAACATAGATTTTCAGGTGTAATAGTATCTGTTCTTGTGCCAAAAGTTGGCATAACTCCAAATATGAGTTATGTAACAACAGAAGATTTTAGTATTGGTTTGAATTATTTTGACATTAAACAATATGCTTTTATTGGAGGATTATTAAATGAAAATTTTATAGAAGTAAATTTTAATTCAACAGAAATAAATGAGGTATTAACAGGGAATGTTAATGGTATCAATACTATATTTAAGACTTCAAAACCCTATAAGCCTGATAGTATAAATATTTATGTTAATGGATTAAAAGAATTTTTTTTTTCAAAAACAGGCGAAAGCGAAATAACATTAGATTTTGCCCCATCAAATGAAGTATTTATCGATAAAATAGAAGCAATTTATAAACCAATTTAAAAATAAAAATTTTAAAAAATTAAACATTATGGCACAAACTAAAATCAGATCAAGCAAACAATTAGCCATAGATGCTAATTTTGATGTAACAACGCATAAAGTTGTTAATGTTGTTGATCCTACAGCGGCACAAGATGCTGCAACTAAAAATTATGTGGATGCGGCTATATCCGGTGTGATAGCAGCAGCAGATGCGATGGTATTTAAAGGAACAGTTGGAACTGGCGGAACTCTTACTATCACTGCATTTAATGCATTAGTAGTATATAATGCTGGTTGGACTTACCGTGTGATTGAAGCAGGGACAATAAAAGGTAAAGTATGTGAAATAGGTGACCTTTTAATTTCAACAGTTGATAGAGTATCAGCGGGTGTAGATACAGATTGGACGGTCGCACAAACAAATATTGATGGAGCTGTTGTTAAGGCAGATTATGATGCAAATACTATTTTAGCAGCAACTACTGATAATATGCCTGTTACATTAACTGTAACAGAACAAACATTTGTAGGCAGGAAAACAGGAGGAAATATAGCGGCTTTAACTGCTACAGAAGCTAGAACTATTTTAAATGTTGCTGATGGGGCAACAAATAATACAAAAGCTACCGGTGCTGAAATTGACACCGGTACAGATGACGTTAAATTTGCTACGGCAAAAGCAATTCGTGATTCCGGTTTAATTAGTACGATAGTAGCGGGTGAAATAGCAGGGTTAACAGCAAAAACTACTCCGGTTGATGCTGATGTTTTAATGATAGAAGATTCTGCAGATGCGACAGTTAATTCAAAGAAAAAACTTTCCTTGGCTAATTTAAAAACTACATTAGCAACATATTTCAACACTCTTTATAATAATTACGTACACCCAAATCATTCCGGAGATGTAACCTCTGCCGGAGATGGGGTTCAAACTATCGCTGCTAATGCAGTAACAAATGCAAAGGCAGCTCAAATGGCTAATTCGACCATTAAAGGGCGCATTACTGCAGATACTGGTAATCCGGAAGATTTAACAGTAGCACAGGTAAAAACTTTATTGGGACTTACTTCATTGAATTTAGCTCAACGAAAATACAGACAGACTCCTACTGGAACTATAAACGGAACAAATACGGGTTTTTCTATTACGGATTTAGTTTTATCAGGAACAGAAGAAGTCTATTTAAATGGGATTCTGATGAATGGTGGTACAGGGCTTGATTATACAATAGTATATGCAGCAACTTCTGTTATTACATTTTTAGGAACAGCAATACCACAAACAGGTGATGTTATTTTAGTAAGTTATTCAATTTAATTAAGAAATGGCTAATACACAAGCAAGAGGAACTCAAGTTTTAAATAATTCCATTTATGCAGTAGATATTAATTTATCTGATGCCGTTGGATTATATGCCAACATAACTAATAACACAAAGTTTGCTGTGTATGATGGTGATGAACCGGGGGCAACTAAAACAAAAACCATTTCTATCTCTGTTTTAGATACTTATAATGCAGCTAAATATGCCCCGCTTTCTGTTTATCCTGCAACAGGTTTAACAACCGGTTATATTCCTTATAAAAGCGCAAGTGTTCTTGCTAATAGTCCTATTTATACGAATGGAACAAAAGTCGGAATTAGGATGACAAATCCGGTTTATCCTCTTGATATAGAGGGTACTATTCATTTTGGCCAAGCAAGCAATGGTTATGCTATGTTGCAGAGTGGTGGCTGGGGTACAGAGATTGGTTTTACTGATGATAATGGTAACGCGATAGCAGTAAAATATGCGGATAGCGGTAAATATCAATTCGGAGGCAGTCTTGGCAGTAGTGACGGTATCATTGTTTATAACGGCAACGTCGGCATTGGGACGACGAACCCGGGGGCGAAACTGGAAGTAGCCAGCGGCACAGCTAAATTTTTATTTGAACCTAGCACAGCTTCAATCTCAGCTCCTAATTCTACTGATATAAGGTTACAAGCAAATTCTCAAAATATATTTAGAGGTTTAGATGATTGGACAGGTACATGGTCCGATGCAGTTACAACTACATATTTTCAGACTGGCCGATCTAGTGGAAATACGGCGTTTTCGAGTTTCGGTGGCAATCCATATAATCGTCTTGCCTTTATATCATCAAAGACGCAATTTGTTAATAATGGCGGTGCTGTTACACCACCGGTGAATTATTTTCAGGTTGATTATAATAATAATAATTTATTTAGTATTCAAACCGGCGGCAACGTCGGCATCGGGACAACGAATCCATCCGAACTTTTATCTCTCGGCACAGCTGGAACAAAAGCTGGAACACTATCTCTTGCAGGATTAACTAGTGGTAAAGCAATCATAAATGTGTTAGCAGTAGCAGGTACTCCAACATTAACGTTACCAACTACAACAGGAACTTTAGCGTTATTGAGTAACATACCTTCTTTAACAGGATATGCTCTTTTATCAGGCGCTACATTCAGTGGTACAATTTCAGCTACTAATTTAAGTGGGACAAACACAGGCGATAATGCTGTAAATTCTTTGTATTCAGGGTTGGTAAGTAATGCAACTCACACAGGCGATGTTACGGGCTCAACTGCTTTGACTCTTGCAACAGTTAATTCAAATGTAGGTACGTTTAATAATGTAACTGTAAATGCAAAAGGATTAGTAACAGCTGCAAGCAATGTTACTTATCTTACTTCGTTAGGAACTGCCATTATTGATGCAGACTTTGCCTCAAATGGTATAATGGTAAGAACTGCTGCGGGTGTTTATGGGATAATCCCTGACAATTCATCGACATGGAACGCATTAACTTCATTTCCAGGTTTCGGATTAACCACCGGGAAAGTTTGGGGGTATGATTCACATCCAACAACTATTGCCGGTTATGGAATAACAGATATACCAACTTACCAAGCCCCTTTAAATGGGACCGGTTTTGTAAAAGCAAGTGGTACGACAATAAGTTATGACAATTCTACTTACGAACCTTCATTTAGCAAAAATACTGGATTTAATAAAAACTTTGGAACAACAACCGGAACAGTTTTAGAAGGGCGTACATTTGGTACTGCCGCTAATTCTGCATCGACCGATTTTGCACCATCTTCAACCGTTTCGTTTCCTGGCTTTGGGACAACGCACGTGTTGGCTGCTTATGGAGACCATACACACAGTCAATATGAAAATTATCTAAGCACGCCGTCGGTTAGCGGATATATATTAGCATCTACTGCATCTGGTGTTCGGTCATGGGTATCGCCCTCTAATCATACGCATAATTATCAAGCGCCAATTACAACCGGAACAACATCACAATATTTCAGAGGCGATTTAAGTTTAGCAACATTTCCTACTATTCCAACGACTACATCTGAATTAACAAACAATAGCGGCTTTATAACAGGAACCGGAACGGCTGGAAGAATTGCGTTTTGGAATGGATCTAATTCCTTGTCATCTGAATCTTATTTAACATGGAATACAATAAATAGTACACTTTCTACTTTTGGATTTTCATGTGATAACATTGAAACAAGTCTAATTATTGCAACAGATATAGTTAGTACTTCAGGATTTCAATTTGGCACCAGTACAACAGCAGGTTATGTACTGACAACGGACTCGTTCGGTAATGGAAGTTGGCAAGCTCCTTCGTCAAGTTATTCGTTACCTACTGCATCCTCAACTACTTTAGGTGGTGTTAAAATAGGTTCTGGAATTAATATTACATCTGGAGTAATTAGCGTACAAACCTACTCCGGCACAAATTTTATTTTAAATCAAAGTGCCAGCGCTCAAAGTGCAAATATCTGGATTAGTGGATATTTACGCACAAATACAGACATTATATTAACTAATAACGACACTTATATAGCTGGGTATAATACCAGTGGGAACATTTTAAGAATAATAGGAATTAATTCAGCGAATAAAATTATTGTTGATCAAGGCGCTTATGGCGTTGTTTTTGGCGGTGGAATTAGTGCATCGGCTTTTAAACTTGGCACAAGTACAACAGCAGGTTATGTGCTTAAGACAGATGCCTATGGGAATGGAAGTTGGCAGGCAAACACTATAAGTGGTGTAATACTTGCAAATGGAACAGTTGGTTTAACTGCCAATTGGAACGCAGGTGGAGACTCCTATGCAATTACGGCAGAAAATTTTATTTTAGGATCTGATAGAAGATTTAAAACAAACATAGCTCCAATATCTTTCAATTACTTAGATATTGATTATAAAGAATTTGAAATGAAATCAAAATTAGGAGAAAAACGATATGGTGTTATCGCACAGGATTTACTTAAAATTGCTCCTGAATTGATTGTTAGTAATGAAGATGGTTATTATTCAGTTAAATATATTGACTTATTGATACATGAGATAGCTTATTTAAAAAATGAAATTAAACTATTAAAAAATGGCAGTACCAGGTAGAGATCTTTTTAGTCTTAAGGATGTAACAACTGAAATATATAATGACACGAACGGCGGCAGAAATCTACTTAGTTGTTTTGCCGATTCGGATGCAGCTCAATTTGACCCGTATTATGGAAGTAAAACTATGAATCCTAAGACATTATTGGGCTTTAAAAATTATGGGCATAATTATTATTATTTATATGGAAATTCAGCATTGTATGGTTATAACATTGCTCCTGTCGGATGTCACATTCCGAGTTTAACAGAAATTCGTACATTAATAAATTATCTTGGAGGAAACTCAATAGCAGGTGGTAAATTAAAAGAGACCGGCACTACTCATTGGAATAGCCCCAATTCAGGAGCAACTAATGAAACCGGCTTTACGGCAATTGGCGCTGGAGTAGTTTCTGGCGGACAACTTGGAAATATAAATTACTATAATACATTATGGTTTTACGGAAATAGTTCAATAGATAATGAAAATATTTTGTCTTTATCCTACAATAGCAATATAGCTACTATAGATTATAGGGAATCATTTGATTTAAATGGTTACCCATATATGCACTCCGTACGATGTATCAAAGACAATACTGATACTTATCCAAGTATATATGATGGTGATGGAAATTTATATCAAACCGTGCTAATTGGGAACCAACGTTGGCTAACAGAAGATTTGCATACATCGAGATATAATGATGGTATGCTAATAGAACCGGAATATTATACAAGATATTATAAGCAATTTTTTGCTTAATAAATGAAATTAGAATATAAATTAATTAAAAATAAAACACAATGAAAACAAGCAATAAAGGTATTGCGCTTATTAAAAGTTTTGAAAATTTTGAGGCAAAGGCTTATAAGTGTCCTGCTGGTGTTCTTACAATAGGGTACGGACATACTGGAGTTGATGTAAAAGTTGGACAGGTTATTACGGAACAGCGTGCATGTGAATTATTATCTATTGATCTATCTACAGCTGAACGCACCGTAAATAATCAAAACTTAAAAATAAATCAAAATCAATTTGATGCTCTTGTATCTTTTGTATACAACTGCGGAGCTGGTAATTTTCAGAAATCTACATTGTTGAAAATCATAAAAGTAAACCCAAATTCTATAAATATAACCAAAGAATTTTTAAAGTGGAATAAAGGTGGTGGAAAAATTTTAAATGGATTAACAAGAAGAAGAAAAGAAGAAGCAAATTTATATTTTACATTATGAAACTAATAAATTTTTTAAGAAATTTGTTCGGGTTTACTTATATAGTAAACGAACGCACAAAAGAGATTCACGATACAAAGAATGAACACAGTAATTGTCATTTGAATTTAATTTCACGAAAACGTTTCGTTACGAAAAGAAAATCGTGTAAATTGATGAAAAACGGATATAACGGGTGTTGGTGGTGTATGAAAGAATTTGATAAGGGATAATATTATGAAAAACTTTATAGAAAAAAACAAGGCAGTTATTACATATATAGGTTTAATCGTAGCCGTAATGTCTGTTTTTATTATTATTAATGCAGCCGGTAACTGTCAACAAAAAAAAGTTGAAAACACGATTACTCAATCCGAGTTACAGACAGCTCTAAATATACAAAAACGAGAACTTGATGAAAAATATATGTCGCAACTCATCGATTCGTCGAAAGTTATTCAGTCATATCATAAAAAAATTTCAGACGGATTGAAACCGCGTATTGTATACAAAGAAAAAATAGTAAAAGTATTAGTCGACTCTGTTAGAAAAGATTCAGTCAGTTCTGAATTATGTCTTGAAACAGTAAACAAACAAGAAGAGTTGATTTTCGATTTAGAAACAAAAGCGTATCACGACAGCATTCAACTTGCTGAATGTAGTTATCAAAACGTACTAAATGACTCATTAATTTATAAGAAAGATGCATCGTTCGATGAACAACTGCGTATCAATTCCGAACTGCAAAAAGCAGTAAAACGAACATTCATTGAGAAAAATGGAGTAAAAATAGGAGTTGCAGGAACTATAATTTCTGTTGTCTGTCTTAAATTACTTTTTACTAAATAAATTATTATGGATTTAATTTTAAAATTAACAAGATACTCATTAACTAAATAAAATAATAAAATATTATATGAATATAATTTTAAGTATTTTCACTGCAATAATACTTACATTAGTAAGTTATTTTTTAGGTCGCAGAAAAAATAATTCAGAAATAAAAAAAACAGAGGCTGATACAAAAAAAAGTGAAATTGAAGCAGAAAAACTTGATACCGAAAATAAAATAATGCAAGTTGAGTTATTTGAAAAATTAAATAAGGTTTTGAGTGAACAGAATGAGAAGCTTTTAAAGTCAAATGCTAAGTTAGTAAAATCAAATGAAATTGTTACAGCTCAAAATAAAGAGTTATTAAAAGAAGTTAGTGAAATAAAGGATAGATTAGAAATACTTGAAAGTAAATTTATATGTTCAGATGCATCAATATGTGTAAATAGAAAAGATATTATGGAATAATATAAAATATTTTTACAATAATAGAAAATGAAAAGATTTGTGAAACTATAATATCGCATAATACAAAATAATATATCGTTAATATTAAAATTGAGTCTAAAATTGATAATAAAAAATATATTAAAATACAATTTAGTTATATATATGTTGAATTTATATACCAAAAAACATATAAATTTTGTAAATATAAATCTTTAAATTATATTTGTAAAAGTTTATAATTTAATTAGGGAGAAATTAATGAAAGAGTTTAAAAATATTTGCATGTTTTTTAATGCAGATGAAGATTTAAATATGGATGCCTTTGAAGATGCATCCGACAGTCCATTTGATGTTTCTGTTGAAAAAACTGACTCACCATTTGATGAAGATAATGAAGAAAAACCCGCCGATGTGGTAGATGATAAAGTCATTTTTGACGAAGATAATCCACAGGGGAACGTAGGCGACGACAGTGATAATGAAGAAGAAACGGTAGAATCACCTGAATCCAACAAAGACAAAGGTTCTTCTCCCAAGTTAACTCACTCTTCCGCCTACTTAAAAGCATTAAAGGATGATGGGGTTCTACCGGATCTTACAGACGAATTTATTCAAGAAGCAACTACACCTGAAAAATTTGCAGAAGCAATTGAACTTCAGGTTAAAGCAAGGATGGATGAACGTCAAAAAAGAATTGACTATGCGCTTTCTGTAAATGTACAAGTAGATGATATTAAACGTTTTGAAAACGCCATAACATATCTAGATGGTATCGAAGAAGATGTATTAATAGATGAATCCGATGAATCTGAAAATCTTAGAAAACAAATTATTTATCAAGATTATATCAACAAAGGTTTTAAACCTGAGAGAGCACAAAAAGAAGTGAATAAATCTTTTAATGCTGGAACTGATATAGAAGATGCTAAACTAGCTCTTGATAGTAATAAAGAATATTTTAAAGAAGAGTATGATGAGTTGATTGAAAACAATAAATTAAAGGTTAAGCAAGAAAAGCTTGAAAGAGACAAACAAGTCTCAGAATTTAAAAAGAAAATTTTAGAAACAGAAGATCCATTTGGAATTAAAGTTGATAAAGCAACTAGACAAAAAGTATTAGATAATATAGTAAAGCCAATTTATAAAGATGCAGATGGTAAGTTACTAACATCTTTACAAAAATATTCAAAAGAGAATCCTAGTGATTCGGAATACTATTTTAGTCTATTTTATGAACTTACAGATGGATTTAAAAATGTTGATAAATTAGTGAGTCAAAAAGTCAAGCAGGGTACTAAAAGTGCATTAAAAGATTTAGATAAGCGACTTAAAAATACTCCACTAAATATTGATGGATCTGTAGATTTTAATTCTGGACTTGATGAAAATTCTCATTCTGGAATTCTTCCAAAAGGATGGAAGTTTGCTTAATAGAAAATATAAAGTCAACCAATTAAAATAAAATTAAACAATGGCTAATCAGCTATCAAAATTTGGGATGTTAGAATTCCAGTCCTTCAAGGGACTGTCGAAAGAAAACCATCTTGGTGCAATGTATTCCCTCGCACCACAAAAAGCTACTGAGAAAATGGTTCAGTTGCTTGCAAACTATAGAGGTAAAACTCTTGAAGATTATTTAAAACAATTTCCAATTAAGTATTTCGATGATGATAACGACTATACATGGATGGTCATCGGATCTAGTCGTCGTAACATTGAGTTAGTTGAAGCACGCCACGATGATGGTACCGTCGTAGATGGTTCTGAATTTGCCGGTGTAGCTGGCGCTCCATTCTATTTGGTATTTGCTGAAGACTGGTTTGGTAAAGGTGAAATCATCGTAGGTGAAAAGAATGAATTGTATCAGATTCGTGTTCTTGCAGAACCACGCGCTGAAGGTTCAAATTGGGTTTATAAGTGCGAAGCTATGGGCGGTTTATTGACTGGTGTACCTGCTGCTGAATTAGCTGCTGGTAAACGATTCTCTTTTGAATTTGCTCCAGTTGAATCTAGTCGCTCTAAAGGTGTTGGTGCAGTACGCTATACTACTCCTACAGCAATGCGTAATGAGTGGACTACAATCCGCTTAAAAGAACGTGTTCCTGGCAATATGCTTAATCGTAAGTTGGCAGTTCCAGTTACCATGAAAGATGCTAACAACAAAAATGTTGAAAGCACAATGTGGATGCACTATGTTGAAATGAAGATTGAGGAAACTTTCTCTGAATACAAATGTAACGCTATCATGTATGGTAAATCCAACCGTAACTCTAATGGTGAATATTTGAACTATGGAGAGTCTGGTGAAGTAATCAAAACAGGCGACGGTATCCGTGCTCAAATGGAAGTTGCTAACGTTCAATACTACAATGACTTCGATATTAAACTATTGGAAGATGCATTACTCGAACTTTCTGCTTCTAAATTAGACTTGTATAACAAAGACGAACGTACATTTGTATTCCGTACGGGTGAACGTGGGTTGGTCAAATTCAACAAGGCTGTTAAAGATATGGTGTCTGGTTGGTATCCAACTGGTATATTGACTTCAAGTGTAAATAATCCTGGAGTTGTCAGTAAGTCTGGAAGTAAAATTCATGACAATGCTTTATCTGCCGGATTCCAATTCACTGAGTACAAAGCTCCAAACAACATTACGATTAGGGTTGAAAGTGATCCTTTGTATGACGATTTGGTGCGCAATAAAAAGTGAGGCAGAAACTGAAAAATTAGATACAGAGAATAAATTAATGCAGATTGAATTATTTGACAAACTAAATAAGACATTAACCGAGCAGAACGAAAAACTTTTAGCTTCAAATGACAAATTAGTAAAATCAAATGAAACATTAATTAAACAAAATAAATTACTCTTAAAACAGGTAAGCTCACTGGAGGAGCGCCTTAGTATATTAGAGACTAATTTTGAAAGCACAAGATGCGACAATGCTCCAGAATGTTCAAATAGAAATACTTCAAAGAAATAGTATGGAATTAAAACAAATAAGAAAATTTAAAGGTGATAAATACACCATAAGTGATTTTTATATTTACGGTGTAAAGATATGTAATATTTGCGAAGATCCAGTTAGAGTTTTAATAGATAAAAATAAGGATGGCGATTTTGATGATGTTGGAGAGGGCAAGGTATATGGAGATACCGCAATACCTGCTGGTAAATATGAAGTTATTATAACATACTCCAATAGGTTTAAAAGGTACTTACCACTACTGCTTAATGTTCCTGGATATGAAGGAATTCGCATTCATGGAGGAAATTCCGCAGTCGACACACATGGATGTCTATTGCCAGGAATCAACGATGTTCAAGGTAGGGTGTCTAATTCGACAAAGTACTTTACATTAATTTTTGACAAAATATCAAATGCCATTAATGTAAATAAAGAAAAAGTATATATAAATATAATTTAGTTATAATGCGATTTTAATTTACATACCGAAAAACATATAAATTTTAAAATTCAAATTGTTTAAATTATCTTTGCAGGAGTTTATAATTTAATTAGGGAGAAATTAATGAAAGAGTTTAAAAATGTCTGCATGTTTTTTGGTGTAGATGAAGATTTAAGTATGGATGCCTTTGAAGAGGCCTCCGACAGTCCATTTGGTGATACGGCAGAAACTACTGATTCGCCATTTGATGAACAAGATAAAGAAAAACCCGCCGATGTGGTAGATGATAAAGTCATTTTTG